GGCGCAGTGGCCGGGGCACGCGTCCCAGTCGTGCGCCTGGCGCATCCCGTGGTCGCCGTCCGGCACCCATGGGCAGTCGCACACGCCGCTGCCCTCGTGGCAGTCGGGGCACGCCTTTGTCAGGTGCCCCACCCATGCCCGGCTCTCCCAGTTGGCCGGGTCGAGCAGGGCCTGGGGGTCCCGGCCTGCGTGCTGGATGCGGTAGTAGGCCACACAGCAACTGTAGATCAGCGGTCTACAGTTGTCAAGCGGGCTGCGATGCAGGCGTCATTTGCAATGGGGCCATCACTGATTGGTGCTGGGAATCCCTGTGGTGCGCACCCCATACGCACCTTGAGGGGCGCCGGCTGACCGGCGTATAGACGTTTTAGGGGGGCCGATGGGGCGGCCCGCGTGGACCGGATGTGCGGCCCGGCCATAGGGGTGAATGCCGGGCATGGCGATAGGAGGGGCATGGCGGGTCGGGGCAGCGACGGGCGGGGGAATCCGAGGGGTGGCTGACACCATCGGGCCCACGATGCCCATCGCCGCGCGCGCCGTGCCGAACGAGCCGGGGCCGCCCGCGCCGTGGGCCATGGGCGAGGCGTCCCGGCCGCGCCCGGCCCAGAGGGTCCCGCCGCACAGCGCCGAGGCCGAGGAGGCGCTGCTCGGCGCCTTGCTGCTCACGCGCGAGGCGCTGGCCGAGGGGCTGGCCCATGCCACGGCCGACGACCTCTACCGCCCGGCCCACGCCCAGTTGTTCGCGGCGATGGCCTCGCTGCACGCCCGGGGCGAGCCCGTCGACCCGGTGACGCTGCGCGCCGAGATGAGGCCGGCCGACCTCGAGGGCCTCGGGGGCGCGGGCGCGCTCGTGTCGCTGATGGCCGCCTGCCCGTCGACGTCAGGGGCCGGGCGCTACGCCGGCATCGTGGCCCGGGCCGCGGCCCGGCGCCGTGCCATAGCCGCCCTGGCCGAGGCCACGGAGGCCGCGTACGCGGGCGACGACGAGGGGGCGCGCGAGGCGCTGGCCGAGGCGGCCGACGTGCTGTCGGGCGGATGCGCGCCCGCCGAGCCCGACGATGACCTCGACGCGTTCCTCGATGTCGCCGAGCCCGAGTACGACTGGGTGGTCCCCGGGTTGATCGAGCGGGGCGACCGCGTGATCCTCACGGCGGCCGAGGGCGTGGGGAAGTCGACGCTGCTGCGCCAGGCGGCCGTGCAGCTGGCCAGCGGCACCCACCCCTTCACGGGCGAGGCCATCGTGCCGGCCAGGGTGCTGTACGTCGACTGCGAGAACCCGCCCCGCCTGCTCCGGCGCAAGCTGCGCCCGCTGCGCGCCAAGGCCCGGGGCACCCCGTGCTACGACCCGGCCAACCTGGTGTTCAAGGCCCGGCCTGAGGGCCTGGACCTGCACGCGCCCGACGACGCCCGGTGGCTGGAGGGGTGCTGCGAGCGCGTGCGGCCAGACGTCGTGCTCATCGGGCCGCTGTACAAGCTGGCGAGCGAGGACCCGAACGAGGAGCGCACGGCCAAGCTCGTCGCCGCCCTGCTCGACCGGCTCCGGGTCCGGCACGGGTTCGCTCTCGTCCTGGAGGCCCACACGCCGAATGAGGCGTCGACGGGCGGCAGGCGCGTGGAGCGCCCGTTCGGGTGGTCGGGGTGGCGGCGGTGGCCCGAGTTCGGCCTGTTCCTGGCGCCCGACGGGTCGCTGCGCCACTGGCGCGGGGCGCGCGACGAGCGGGACTGGCCGGCCGCTTTGAAGCGTGGCGGGGCCTGGCCATGGGAGGCGGTGACGGACGCCCGCGGGGTCACGTTCGCCGGCGTCATGGGGGCGTGCCGGGACGCTGGCGAGATGCTGTCGTACCAGGAGCTCGGCCGCCGGCTGGGCGCCCACCCGCAACAGGTCAAGCGGGCCGTGGAGGCCAACAGGCCGCAGTGGGACCACCTCGCGAGGGTGATCGCCGACGGGGAGGAGTTTTAACAATTGCAAGCACTCAGCAAGCGCGCCCGCGACGCCCTGACCTGCTGTGACAGCTTGGGCACCCTTTGTTTGCGGGTGCTAACTGGCTCTGTCACAGCCGTCACACTTGCCCGTCACACCACAAAGCAGCAGGTCAGAGGCGGTTTTCGGGGGAGTGTGACGGAAAAATCCGTCACATCGTGGTATAAGTGCAGGTCAGAGGCCCTGTCACACTGTCACCCCTTAAGGGGGGGCCTGACGTGTGACAGGCGCCCGGCCCCCTGGGGGCGAGGGGCCCGCGTGACGGGCGCTGGCGGCGAATCCGAACCGGCTGGGCGGGGTCACGGCAGCGTTGCCGGTGATGAGCCAAGTGACGCCTCACGAGCCCGAAGAGGCCATGCCCGCTGGCGCTGGCAGGGGCCCGACACGCTGGCCCCTCGGGCCCCTCGCCGCCGCCCTCGGCATCCAGCTCGGGGTTGTCGGCGGCCAGCAGCCAGGGCCTCGCCAAGGGCTGGTCGCCCTCGCCCAACAGGTGGGCGTCAGCCACACCATGGTCAAGCGGCTGAGGGCACAGGGGCTCAGCGACAGCCAAGCCGACCGGTATGCCGCCGCGCTCGGCTACCACCCCGTCAACATCTGGCCCGACTGGCTGGCTCCCGCCACGGACGGTGTCGGCGATGGCGACTGGTACACCGACGTCGACTTCTGACCCCGCCGCCCAAAAATTACCGAAAATCGGCTCAATGACCCACGCACAGTCGAAGTTCTCTCTCCGTCACCATGGCGTCGGGTAAGTCGACGACCGAGCGAGGGTACGGCGCGTCGCATCAGCGATTGCGAGCCCGGGTGGCCCCGATCGTTGCTGCGGGACGTGCGTCGTGCTCACGGTGCGGCGAGGTCATCGTCCCGGGATCGAAATGGCATCTGGATCACACCGACGACCGGGCTGGCTACCTGGGCGCGGCGCACGAGTGGTGCAACGAGTCGGCCGCTGGCCGGAGGGGCGGGTTGGCGGCGGCGGCCGCCCGCCGCGCGCGCGGCGCGGTGGCGCGGGTGACCCGCCTTCGGTGGTGATGGCGCGTGAGTCCCCTCGGTTCCGGCAGCGAGGCCAGCGGTTGTGGGACGCGCACCAGGGCCAGGTCGCCGGCGAGCGGGGCGTGGTGCTGCTCGAGGAGGCGTGCCGCATCGCAGACCGACTGGACCGGCTCGACCAGCTGCTGAAGGGCGACGTCGGCACGTGGGCCTCGATCGCCGTCTCGCGCGACGGCACGATCGAGCTACGCGTGGACGCGGCCCTGACGGAGGCGAGGCAGCAGGCGAGCGTGCTGCGCCAGATCTTGAGCGGCTTGGAGATGCGAGGCGGTGACGACGGCGACAGCGACGGCTGGCTCGACGACCTGTAAGCCGCGGTTCGCGACGCCTCGGTGCCAGCGGCGGAGGACGCTGGGCCCGGCTGTGGGGGAGATCGCCCGCCGATTGGGCCTGCCGTTGATGCCATGGCAGCAGACGGTCATCGACGTCGCCCTCGAGCTCGACGGGGACGGGTCGTACCACTACGACGAGGTGGTCCTGACGGTCCCGAGGCAGAGCGGGAAGACGGCGCTGATCCTGGCGATGCTCGTGCACCGCCTGGTGGTGATGACACGGGACCTGGGCCGGCAGCGGGTGACGTACACGGCCCAGCAGCGCCAGAAGGCGCGCCTGAAGATGGAGCGGGACTTCGCGCAGACCCTGCGTGACGCCCGGTCGTTCACCGAGATCACCCATGTCCGGAACCGCCCCTCGAAGGTCACCGAGTGGAAGCTGTCCCTGAACAACGGCGCGGAGAACATCCAGTTCGGCCGGGGGAACTACCTCCAGATCGACGCCCCGTCTCGCACGGGCGGCCACGGCGACACGCTGGACGTCGGCGTGATCGACGAGGCGTTCGCCCGGGAGGACGACACGGTCGAGACGGGCATGGCGCCGTCGATGATCACCCGCCGCTCCCGGCAGGTCTGGGTCGTGTCGACCGCTGGCGACGAGCGGTCCGTGTACCTGTGGCGAAAGATCCTGGCCGGCCGCAAGGCGTGCCGGTCCCACAAGCACGGCCGGACCGCCTACTTCGAGTGGTCGGCGCCAGAGAAGGCCGACCCGTCCTCCCCCAAGGTGTGGCGGGCGTGCATGCCCGCGCTCGGGCACACTGTGACGGAGCGGGTCATCCATGGCGAGTGGGAGAAGGCGGTCCGCGGCGGCGATGAGGGCATCGACAAGTTCCGCCGGTCCTACCTGAACCAATGGCCGAGGACACCGAAGCTCGACGAGGAACTGGCGCAGCTGCCGATGGTGAGGCTATGGGCGGCGGCAGCTGATCCTGCGGCGGAACGCGGGGCGCGGCCGGTGTTTGGCGTGGACGTGGACGCAGACCGCCTCGCCCACGTCGCCGTCGCCTGGCGGCGCCCGGACGGGAGAGTCCAAGTGATGCTCGCCGACACCGACCTCTCGCCGTTGCGCACCGCGGAGCGGGTCGCGAAGCTGGCCGGTGACTGGAGGGGGCCTGTCGTCCTCGGCGGGCCGTCGGCATCCCTCGAAGGCGACGTGAGGCGCGCCCAGGTCATCAGCTCGACGGCCTTTGCTGCGGCGTTCGGCCGGTTCTGCGACCTGCTCAACGACGACGGGCTCCGTCACGGCAACCAACCTCGGCTCAACGCTGCCGTCGCCGTCGCACGCGACAAGTCGATGCCGTCGGGCGAGCGGTCGATGCAGTTGAGGGACGCACCGGGGATCGGGCCGCTCGTCGCCGTCGTGCGCTCCATACATGGGCTGCTGCTGGCGCCGCCCAAGCGCGCCGCCACGCCGGTCGCCCCTACCAAGGCAACGGTCGACGGGAGGGCGGATGTGATGTCCATGCTGTTCTGAGGCCCTGTTGCCACCCATGTCGGATGGTGGCGCTGTGACCGTTGCGCCGCCCCTCGTCGAGAGGGGCAATGTCGGCATCTTCTCGCCGGGGACGTGGTGGACATCCTTGGACCACGAGGAGACGCCGGAGCTCCGGTGGCCCCTGTCGGTGTGGGTGTTCGACCGGATGCGCCGCACCGACTCGCAGGTGGCGTCCGTGCTTCGGGCTGTGACCCTGCCGATCCGTCGCACTGGCTGGCGGGTCGACCCGAATGGGGCGCGCCCCGAGGTGGCGCAGCAGATCGCCGAGGACCTCGGGCTGCCGTTGGCGAGCGACACGGGCGACGTACCCCCGACGGGGCGAGCGAAAGACCGGTTCTCGTGGCACCAGCACCTTGAGTGGGCACTGCTGATGCTCCCGTTCGGGTTCATGTTCTTCGAGCAGGTCGTGCGAGTCGACGGCGGCGGGATGGTGCGGCTGCGCAAGCTGGGGCCGAGGATGCCCCGGACGATCGTGGGCATCGACGTCGCTGACGACGGCGGGCTGGTGTCGGTCACCCAGGCTGCGGGCGCCAAGAGCGTGGTGATCCCGGTAGACAGGCTCGTCGCCTACGTCCACCAGCGGGAGGGCGGCAACTGGCTGGGGTCGAGCATCCTCCGTCCTGCCTACAAGTTCTGGATCCTGAAGGACCGACTGCTGCGGGTCCAGGCCCAGACGATCGAGCGGAACGGGATGGGCGTCCCCCTGTACGAGGGGGCTGAGGGCGAGGAGGACTTGACCGCCGGCCTGTCGATAGCGCAGCGGTGGCGGGCGGGTGACAACTCGGGGGCGGCGATCCCGAACACAGCCAAGCTCACGCTGAAGGGGGTGGACGGGCACATCCTCCCGGACGCCGATCCCGTGATCCGCTACTACGACGAGCAGATCGCCAGGGCGGTCCTCGCTCACTTCCTCAACCTGGGGACCCAGACCGGGTCGTGGGCGCTGGGCACGACGTTCGCCGACTTTTTCACATTGTCGCTGGAGGCGTTGGCCGACCAGATCGCCGATGTCGCCACCCAGCATGTCGTCGAGGACCTCGTCGACTGGAACTGGGGGCCCGACGAGCCGGCGCCGCGGATCATCCACGACGAGATCGGCGCCAAGAACGAGGCCCTCGTCGCGGCGATCAAGATGCTGGTCGACGCCGGCGTCATCATCCCCGATCGCATCACCGAGGAGTTCTCCCGCGCGCTGCTTGGCCTGCCGGCCAAGGGGCTACCGTCGCCGACGCCCCAGCAGGCTCCGGCGGGAGGCGGGTGAGCAGATTGCCACCCGGCCCTGACACTGCCCGCATGACCGAGGCGACGGTGTGAATCCGTTCATCTCGAACCCGATGGCGTACCACCGAGAGCCGTTGCGCGCCGAGGCACCGGTGCCGAAGCCCGGCGCCCAAGGTGTGGCCACCATCCGCCTGTACGACCCCATCGACTCGTGGGGCGGCCCATGGGGGGTCTCGGCCAAGGAGTTCGTCGGTGTGCTCGACGAGCTTGGCGACGACACCGCCGAGATCCAACTGCGGGTCAACAGCCCCGGTGGGGAGGTGTGGGAAGGGCTCGCGATCCTCAACGCACTGCGGGCCCACCCGGCCAAGGTGACCGCCATCGTCGAAGGGGTCGCGGCCTCGGCTGCGTCGTTCATCGCCGCCGGCTGCGACGAGCTTGAGATGGCCCCCAACTCCGAATTGTTCGTCCACCGGGCGTGGGGCCTGGTGATCGGCAACGCCGAGGACATGGCGAAGATGGCCGCCGACCTCGATCACGAGGACCGCAACCTCGCCAGCATCTACGCCGCCAAGGCGGGCGGGACGGTCGAGGGCTGGCTGGCGGTCATGTCGGCGGACACCGCCTACTCGGCGCAGGAGGCGGTCGACGCCGGCCTCGCCGACCAGGTCGGCCCGACGGCGGTCGACGAGAAGGCGAAGAACCGGTTCGACCTGAAGATCTTCAACGCTGGCGGCCGGTGGGCACCAGCGGCATCCGTCTCGGCACCCCCGCCGAGCCCACGCCCCGCTCCGGGGCAGAAGGGAGCGTCCGGCATGGACCTCACCGCGATCCGGGCCCGTCTTGGGCTCCCGGACGACACCAGCGACGACGAGACCATCCAGGCGCTGCACGACGCGGCCACCTACGCGGCCGCCGAACGCGACGCCCTGAAGGCCCCTCGGCCGCCAGAGCCGCTGCTGGACGGGGTGGTCGCCATCTCGGCCGAGCAGCTCGAGCAACTGAAGGCCGACGCTCAGGCTGGTCGCGACGCCCGCGCCGAGCAACTGAGGGCGCACCGCGAGGGCCTCGTCGCAGCAGCCGTGCAGGACGGGCGCATCGCCCCGGCGGAGAAGGCCGCATGGCTCGACAAGCTCGCCACGGGAACCGGCGCCGAGCAGGTCCTCGCCGCATTGAAGCCAGGCCTGGTCCCGGTCGACGGCGTCGGCAGCAGCGGGAACGCCGACCTCGAGACAGACGACGACCGGCTGTACTCGGCGCTGTTCGGAGGGGAGAGGGCGAATGCCTGATTACGTTCCGCATTGGGCTGACGGGCCGTTCACCCGCACGGCGTCGGCGGCGATCACCGGCGGGCAGGTCCTCGTGGTCTCAGGGGTCGGCACCGCTGCCCCATCCGGCGGCGCGTCCTTGGCCGTCGTCGGTGTCGCAGCGTTCGACGCCGCCAGCGGCGACTCGGTGACGGTCTTGCCGCTCACCAGGGAGACGATCCACCGCCTCACCGCCTCCGGCACCGTCACCGCTGGAGACCAGGTCATCTCCGCCGCTGGCGGGAAGGTGGCAGCGCTGGCAGCCGCGGCGGGCGCGGCTGCATCCGACATCAACGCGGCCCGCCAGGTCATCGGGGTGGCCCACACGACCGCGACCGACGGCAATCTCGTCGACGTCCAGGGGAGGTAGCAGATGCCCACCATCTACCCGCCGGCTCCGCCGACGCTCACTGGCGACGTCGAGTCGATCAACCGGTTCTTGGCCAACCCGACACTGGTCAGTCGCCGGTTGCGCACCATCGCCGAGCAGCGGTACATCGCCGACCGGCTCCTCACCGGCCGGTTCCAGCTGTCCGGCGGCGCCATCCTGTACGAGACCGGCGAGTCGATCTACGCCGATCAGTCGCCCGAGGCAGTCGCCCCCGGCTCCGGGTACCCGCGGACCACCGTCGGGACCGGGGTGGCGTCGATGGCCCACTCGGTCAAGTGGGGCGAGGACGCCCCCATCACCGACGAGTCGATCAAGCGCCGGCTGATGGACCCGGTGGCCCGGGCGATGGTCAAGCTGATCAACTCCAACGTGAGGACCATCGACAGCATCGCCATCTCCGCTATCTCCTCGGCGGTGACGAACACGGCCGCCGCGTCCGCCGCGTGGTCGGGGGCGACCGCGAAGCAGATCCTCGACGACGTGCTACAGGCCAAGGCGCAGATCCTCGCCCTCAACCAGGGTTACGACCCGGACGTGGTGGCCCTCGACGACTCGCACTGGGCGTACGCGCTGTCGGCGTTCGTGAACGCTGGCTGGCTGCCGCGAGAGGCGCTGACGGACAACCCGGCGCTGACCGGCACGTTCCCGGTGATCGGCGGGATGACGTTCTTGCCGACCCCGAACGTGCCAGCCGCGTCGACCGTGCTCGTCCTCGACTCCACGATGCTCGGCGGCATGGCGGACGAGCAGCTCGGCGGGCCTGGGTATGCCTCGGCCGGCCCGCCAGGCGTGGAGGGCAAGTCGATCCGCGACGACGACAACGACCAATGGAGGGTGCGCTGTCGCCGAGTCACCGTGCCCGTCGTCCTCGAGCCGGTGTCGGCCCGCAAGATCACCGGCGCATAAGGAGGCGCACTGTCATGGCACATGTGGCTACGGCCCCCCTCGTCATCGCCAAGAACGACGAGGGCGGCGACGTGTACGTCTATCAGGGCGGCGTGCTGCCCCCCGACCAGGACGAGGCATGGCTGGCACAGATGGTCGCAGAGGGCCTCGTCGCCGAAGTCTCCGACGAGGCCGAGGCAGCCACGAGGCCGGCAAGGAACGCGGGCCGCGATCCATGGCTCGCCTATGCGCTCGCCAACGGCGTCCCAGAGGAGGAGGCCTCGGGCCTGTCCCGCGACGAGCTGCGCGACCTGCTCAGCTGAGGGCTTGATCATGGCGGTCACGCTCGCCCAAGCCAAGGATCGGCTTGACGTAGTCACCTCGGCGGACGACGCCCAGCTCCAGCTCTACGTGGACGCCGCCAACACCTGGGTGGCTGCCCGGGTGTCGGATACGGCGCCAGCCCCGGTGGTGCTGGGAACGCTGCTGCTGATCGAGCATTGGTGGGCGTGGCCAGTCGGGGCACCGGCCGACGAGGCGTCGTTCGGTGGCCGCGGATTCGCCATCCCGAACCGGGTGAAGGAGCTGCTCGACCCATACCTCTCCGCCACCTCGGCGCCGACGTCTGGCTTCCCGGCCGCCGACTGCTGGTGGCCAGACGCGGTCGTGCCCGTCTCGCCAACGATCGCCTTTGGCCGGTAGGGCGCACCTGGCCAGGGCGATAGTTGCCACCCGCGACCGACACTCAGGCGCGTGAGCACCTACGCCGACGCCGCTCTTCGCGAGGCTGCCTGGCTCAACGCGGTGGACGTGCTGCCGTCTCTGAGCGTTGCCAATGGCGGGCCGTTCGAGGTCGTCGAGGCGTTCCCAAGGCATCAAGCCCGGGCCCGCACCGAGCTGTACGTGTTCCGGGAGGGGTTCATGGAGGACCGGGAGTCGACCGGTCGCAAGCTGTGGACGCATCACCTGGTGGCCGCCATCCGCTGGCCGGTCACCGGCCGCAGCGACAACGCCGTCGCCGCCCTCACCAACCTCGACGCGGCGATCGACAGCGTGCTGCAGCGTGTCCGCGGCTTCCCGGCCGACAAGACGCATGGCGGCCGGTGGCTGCAGGCGGGCGAGCATGTCGAGGTGCGCTACCCGGACCCGGAGACCGCCCTCGATGGGACGAGCGAAGGGACACAGGTCGTGACGATCCACTACCAGGCCGACGAGGAGGTCTCCGCGTGAAGCTGACCAACGACAGTCCCGGCGATGTCATCTACCCGGGCATCGTCGATCCCCGCCACGACGACGACCGACTCCTGGTACTGCGGCCGGGCGAGTCGGTCACCGTCGCTGCGCCAACCGATGAGGCCAAGCAATCGGCGCCGTCGGACAGGAAGAGGGGGTAACCGATGGCTGCCACGCCCACCCAACTCGGCCATGTCGGCTGGGCTAAGGAGGTCACGCCAGGCACCTATGTGGCGCCCACCCTGTTCATCCCCTACACCGCCTCCAATCCCGAGGATGTCCTCGAGTACGTCAACGACGAGTCGGCCGACGCCAACGGCACCCATGTGCGCGGCGTCTATCAAGGCGTGAAGGATTCGACGTTCGACCTCAGCGGCAATCTCTACCCGGAGGTCATCGGCGCGTTGATGGTGTGCTTGGGGCTGGCGGACACGGTGACTGGCGCCGGCCCGTACACGCACACGTTCAAGATGCCGGCCGCCTACGTCGTGCCGCCGTCGGCGTCGCTCACGGACTTCAACACAGTGGAGGCACGCGGCTACCCGGGCCAGAAGCTGAGCGAGCTGAAGGTTGTCACCGACGCCAAGGGGACGGCGAAGTACACGTCGGCATGGATGGGGTTCCCCTCTGCTGCGCAGTCGACCCCGACGCCCTCGTACCCGGCGACGCCCTCGTCATTGATGGGATGGGAGACGGCTGTCACCGTCGGCGGCACCGCCTCCGATCGGAACATCAACACCGAGATCACGGTGAAGCGCAATGTGGAGGCGGTGCATTCGCAGAACGGGGTGCAAGCACCCCGCGAGATGTTGGCCGACGCCATCGAGGCGTCGTTCTCCTGCAAGAGCATCTTCGACGCGAGCACCGACTTCAACCACCTGCTGAGCAACGATCAGCCGGCATTGCAGGTGGCCATCACCACCCCGGGTGGCGGGTCGAACCCCGTGCTGACGCTGAAGATGTCGAAGGTCAGCGTGTCGAAGGCGAAGGTGGACCGTAGCGGGAAGTACGCCGTGCTGGACTGGTCGGGTGACGGGATCTACAACGCCACCGACGCCGGGCCCATCCAAGCCACCCTGCTGAACGCTGTCTCCACCCAGTACTGATGGCACGACACGACCTGCCCGGCGGCAATTGGGTGGAGATCCGGGACACCCCCACCAATGGCGGGCGCCGTCGGGCGTGGGCGGCGTTCTCGCAAGCCCGACTCGAAGGGCTCATCGGCAACATGCAAGACATGGCCACCATGGACGAGCTCCTAGTCGACATGGTCGACGCCTGGTCGCTGCCCGAGCCCGTCCCTCGCGAGGAGCGCGAGGTGCTGGACAGCCTCGACCTCGACCTGGCCAACGGCCTGTACGCGCTGCTGCTCCCACTGGTGAAGGAGGGCCGGCTCAATCCCGACTTCGGGGTCGACCCGGCGGACGACTCCCCTACGTCGCCCTCGAGCAACTGAAGGCCGAGTTGATCGAGGGCGCCGTCGACCCGGCCGGGCCGCTGTTCGAGCGCCACCGCTGCTACCGGTGGCGGCGCATGTTCGGTGGCACGCAGGCCGACTATGAGGCCGCGGACGCAGTCGACACCGACTGGGACCTCCAGTTCGAGCGCATCGAGGCCGAGGCGGCCGAGGAGAGGCGACGCCGTGGCTGAGCAGTCCCGGTTCACGGGCGTCGAGCGGTTCAAGGCCGGACTCGACCGGATCGGCGGCCAGGTTGAGAAGAGGACCCGCCTGGCAGTCACGGCCGGGGCACGGGCGATGCGGGACCAGGCCCGGAAGAACGCCGACACCGGCCGTCATCGCAAGGGCGAGCCGACCACGGCGCAGCCGGGAGCCGGGCCGAACCGCGTTACCGGCAACCTGGTCCGCAACATCGCGTCGTCCGCCGCGAAGCCAGCCGGGGATGGCTGGTGGCGGGCCACCGTGTACGTCCGCCGCAAGGCGTTCTACGGCCGGGTCCTCGAGCAGGACACCGAGGCCAAGACCGTCAACGTCCGCGGCCACGCCCGCACCGTGCACACCCTGAAGCGGATGCAGCAGGGCCCCGAGCGCGTGCACGGGGTGTCGGCCCACGAGCGGAGGCGCAAGGGGTCGCACGCCTATCCGTTCTTCGGCCCCGCTGTCGAGTCGGTGGCGACCCGGATCGTCCCTGGTCTGTTCAGGGACGCCTGGGACGAGGGGCACAGGGGGTGAGCTCATGCCGTCCCCGGTGACTGCCGAGCTGCGGGCGGACATCTCCCACTACATGGCCGGAATGACGAAGGCCAAGGGCGAGATGGAGAAGCTGGTCTCCGAGGGCTCGTCGAAGATGGGGGCGTTGCAGTCGGTCATCTCCTCGAAGATGGCCTCCATGTCCCAGAACGTCGGCACCTCCCTTGCGGGGCTGTCGGGCGGCACGGCGATCGCGGCCACCGCCGTCGCCGCCGGGATAGGTGCCGTTGCCTCGTTCGTCGAGCATGGCGTGGCGGCCTTCGCAGCGTTGACCGGGCAGGTCACCGCCTACCAGCGGGTCACCGGGGCCTCCGCTGAGGAGTCGTCGAGGATGGTCGGCGTCATGCGCGACCTCGGGGTCGACGCCGAGACGGGGGCGCGGGCGATGCAGAAGTTCGGCGCCACCATCGCGATGCAACCGGAGAAGCTGAAGGAGTTCGGCGTCGAGGTCGCCCGCAACAAGAACGGGACGGTCGACATGGTCGGCACGATCGCCAACCTCGGCGATGTGTACCGACGAACAGGCGATGCCACCCAGCAGGCGGCCATGCGACAGCAACTCATGGGCCGCGGCGGACTGGCCTTGGCGCCGATCCTGGCCAAGAACCGGGAGGAGCTTGAGGCCTTCGCCAAGGCGGCCCAGGCGCGCGGCGAGATCTTCAGCCAGGACGACCTGCAGAGGGGTGCCGAGCTGCGCGTCTCCCTGCGGGAGCTGCACGACAGCATGGAGGGCCTGGCCATCGCCGCCGGCAAGACGGTCGTGCCGGCGGTCACCGCGGGTGCCCACGCCATGAGCTTCGCCGCGGACCACTCTCGCATTCTCGGTGCGGCCCTGGCGAGCCAGATCCCGATTCTCGGGCTGCTGGGGCTGCATCACGGTCACGTCGCCAAGGCAGCGCACGACCAGGCCGTGCAGGACGAGGAGACGGCGCTGATGGAGAAGCAGGCCGCCGACGCCGAGAAGGAGCACGCACAGCAGCTACGGCAGTTGCAGTCAGTGGTGGAGTCGTCGATGTCCGCCCACAAGGCGTATGAACAAGCGCAACGGGCGGTCGGCGATGCCGAGCGCACAGTGGGCGACCGCCAGGCTGCGTTGAACGACCTGCTGCGGAAGGGGGCCGTCGACGCCAAGGCGGTCGAGGCTGCGCAACGCGGACTGGCGTCGGCCAATCGCTCATTGCAGTCGGCGACCGAGGCCGCCGCCCAGGCGCAGAAGGACCTCGACGCGGTCCTCCATCCGACGGCCCGCTCGTTGACGGACGCCCAACTGGCGGTGAACGACGCCAGCCGCGGAGTGGAGCGCTCGGCACTGGCAGTCACCGACGCCCAGACTGCCCTGAACGCCGCCTACGCATCCGGCGACCCAGAGCAGGTGCAGAAGGCCCAGTTGGACTTGGCCGCCGCCCAGGATGAGGTGACAAGGGCGCAGGAGGCGCAGGGCGATGCCAAGAAGGCCTTGGACGACATGCTGCATCCAGAGAGGACCGACGCCGCCGCCACGGCGCAGCGGCGCCTAAACGATGCCACCATGCAGGTGGCGGACGCCACGCAGGCTCAGCGGGACGCCACCGCTCGACTGGACGAGGCCCAGAAGGGGGACCCGGAGTTCGCCGACAAGGTGGCGATGGCCCGTCGAGGGGTCGCCGACGCCGAGCGTCAGGTGGCCGACGCCAAGGACCGGGTGTCGGACGCGGCGCTGAAGATGGCGGAGGCGCAGGCGGCCGAGAACGACGCATTGCAAGCAGCCGGCGGGTTGACGGCCGAGCTGCGCACCAGCCTGGATGCCATCGCCGCCGCCAACCCTGAGGCGCAGGCGACGGTCTCCACCATCGAGCAGTTGATGGCCCTGGGCGCCACGTCGGCCTCCTCGTCGCCGTTGCCGTCGGCGCATGTCGGCAATGTGCGGCTGATGGCCTCGGGCGGGATTGTGAGGGCCCGCCCCGGCGGGACCCTCGTGCGGGTCGGCGAGGCTGGCCAGGACGAGGTGGTCATCCCGTTGCGGCCGGGTGGCGTGCAGGAATCGTCAAAGGTGCCGATGTCGTCATCTCACGGCGGCGGCGGTGACATCAACCTGTACGTCACAGTGCAGGTAGCCGGGAACGTGTGGGGTGACGTGCAGGCGGCCGCCGCCGACCTCGCCCGCCCGCTTCGCTCTGAGCTGGCTCGCATCGCCCAATCCGTGGGCGGCGCAGGCAACCTGTTCTGAGCCGCTTGTTGCCACCCGGCGCCCACAGTGACGAGCATGCCTGCCGGTCTCGTCGAGCCACGGAAGGTCTTTCGCATCGCGTTCTCGACGGACCCCCAGTCGCCCACCCCGAACTACGTGGACGTCACCCAGTGGGTCAGGGACTCCGCCGTCGAGATCGAGTACGGGCGCCAGCACGAACTGGGCGAGATCGAGCCAGGCCGGATGACGTTCGAGCTCGACAACTTGGACGGGCGCTTCGACCCGACGAACACCGCTGGGCCCTACTACCCCATCTACCAGTACCGTCGGTGCCAGTTCCTCGTCGAGTGGCCATGGCTGCCCGGACTCCTGGCCAACCCCGACTTCGCGGCGGGCGCGACCGGCTGGTCGGCCGCGCCCAACACGGCGATAGCGCCATCGACGGCGCAGCTCTTCTGGCTGCTGTCCGGCTCGCTCGCCCTCACCGCGGCCGGGCCCGGCGCGGTGGGCGCGGTGAGCTCGACGGCCAGCATGCCGGCGATCACGCCGGGGCTCGCCTACACCGGGACGGCTCGCCTCCGTGCTGGCTCGACGCTGCGCAGCGCCTCCGTGTCGATCGCCTGGTACAACGCGGCAAAGGCGCTGCTCTCGACCAGCGCCGGCGTGGCGGTGGCGGAGCCGGCGGCCGACTGGGCGCGGCCCACGGTCACCGCCGCCGCGCCGGCCGGCGCGGCGTTCGCACAGCTCCAGGTGTCGGTGGCGGGCGCGGCGGCCGGTGAGGTGCACTACCTCGCCGCGGCGGTCCTGGCACAGGGGGTCGACGTCGGGGTGCAGGCCCAGTTCACCGGCTTCATCGACGAGTTCCCGACGGAGTGGCCCTCGCCGCAGCAGGCATGGTCCAAGGTCAAGGCGGTCGACGGGCTCGACCTCCTCAACCGGAAGTACCTGACGAGCCTGCGATACGAGCAGGCCATCCTGGCCGACGGTCCAAGGGCGTACTACCGCCTCGGCGAGGGCCCGCAATCCCTGCGGGCCCTCGATGCCTCGGCGAACCACTTTGACGGGACGTACATGGGGTCGCCGACCCTCGCTGCGCCGGGCGCGCTGCCCGCTGACATCAACACCGCCATGCAGGTGGCGGGAAACGGCATGGTCGACATCCCCCCGGCCGCCGCTGTCACCGGTGCTGGCGCGTGGAGTTACGAGCTCTGGTTTGAGTCCAGCCAGCACGTGGGCGACGGCCTCTTCGACCTCCGGGGCGCGCCGCCGGGCATCGGGGCCTCGCAGTTGCGACTGGAGGGCGGCTTAAGCGGCACGACCTTCTCCGTGGACCAGTACCCCGGGGCCACGTACACCGTCATCAACTACACCGCCGGTGCGAGCCTCTGGGACGGCAAGTGGCATCACATCGTCTGGACCCGCGCGGCGGACGGGAAGACTCACAGGCTGTACTTGGACGGGGCCCTGGTGGGCACCGGGGCCACCGCCGCCGCGGTGAGCGTGGGCCCGTTCATCGCATGCCGGATAGCCGGGAATCGCGACACTGGCTTCGAATTCTCCGGGTCGATCGACGAGTTTGCCATCTATCCGGTCGAGCTCAGCGCGGCGCAGGTCCTCGCCCACTACAACGCCGGCCTCGGCCCTGGCCTCAACCAGACCACTGGGCAGCGCGTGGGGACCCTGGCGGATGTGGCGGGGTGGTCAGCCACCGACCGGGCCATCGATGCCGGCCGCACGACGCTGCCGGGGGTCACCTCCTCCCTCGCCACGACGTTCGCCCTCGCCGCGATGAAGGACGTCGAGCGATCGGAGGCTGGGCTGCTGTTCGTCGACCCGGCTGGGCTGCTGACGTTCTTCGCCCGGGACCGGCTGATGAAGCCCCCGTACACGACGTCGCTCGGCGTCTTCGTAGACTCGGCGCCGGCGTCACCAGCTGAGATGCCCTACCAGAGGGGCGGGCTCGTCCGGCCCTTCGACACCTCGGACATCCGCAATGAGGTCGTGGTCACCCCGATCGGCGGGGGCAGTGCCAGCCAGGTCGCCACCGACAGCGCGAGCGTGACGCGCTACGGAGGTGTTCCCCGCTCCCTGGCCGTGGCCACGCTGGTCGCCAACGCCAGCGAGAACTGGGACCGCGCGAACTACGAGCTCAACCGGCGCAAGGACGGGCAGCCTCGGGTGCGGTCGCTGCGCGTCAGGCCCATGTCGGACCCGGCCAACATGTTCCTGCAAGTCCTCCAGCGGCGGCTGTGGGACCGCGTCACCGCCGTGCGCAAGACCCCGCCCGGTGGCGGGCCAGCGTGGAGCCAGGATGGCGTCATCGAGGGCGGGCACCACTCCATTCGCCCAGGGCTCTGGGAGACGACGTGGGCGCTCTCGCCGGCCGAGACGCAGTCGTACTGGCTGTGGGGCACGAGCCGCTGGGGCGTCGACACCCGCTTCGCCTACTGAGGAGGAGGGTTCCCGCTTGCTGATCTACGACCAGCGACACCTGTACCCCGGCGTGGAGACGCCGGAGGACGCGCGGGCCTACTGCGAGGCGTTCCTGGCCGCGCACGGCACGGCGGCGAGGGCCATCGTCCCTGACGGGCGCACGGTCAGCGCCCGGGTGGACGCGGGCCGCTGGATCGCCGACTGCCCACACTGCAATGACGGGATCGCCTGCTGGGACGGGAACCCGGAGGGGTGCTGCCTTGGCTGCGGGCACCTCTACGCGGTCAGGTTCCCGCCGCCGAAGATCCGTGCCGAGGGCGTGGCCGCCCTGCTCGAGCGGCCCCCAGGGGCCCGGTTCTGGCGTCCGGACAAGGAGACCCCCGCCCGGCTGCGGGCCGAGAACACCCTGCTCGCCGGCGTGCCCCTCGGGGTGCGCTGATGGGCTGGACGTCGCCGTCCACCGCGGTGACGGGGACCATCGAGCCCGCGGCCGACTGGAACACGACGGTGCGGGACAACCTCAACTTCCTGGCGACGCCCCCGAGCGTGCGCGTGTTCAACTCGGCTGCCTTGGCCATTGCCACCTCGGCGCGCACCGCGGTCACCTTCGACTCCGAGCGCCGCAAGACGGACGTGGGCATGCACTCGACGGTCACCAACACGTCCCGGCTCGTGTGCACGGTGGCCGGCAACCACCTCATCACAGGCCACGTCGACTGGGCGGGGAACGCCACCGGCGTGCGCCAGTGCGAGTTCCGGCTCAACGGGGTCACGCTCATCGCCATCTCGGCCGGGCCCGCGAACGCGGGCGGGGGGCCCCAGCTGTCGGTGTCGACGACGTGGGGGCTCGTCGTGGGCGACTACGTGGAGATGACCGTGTACCAGACGTCGGGCGGCAACCTGAACGTCAACGCCGCCCCGGCATACTCGCCTGAGGCGTCGATGGCCTGGATCGGCTTCTGATGCTGTAGCACCGAATCCGAACCACGCCGGCACGCGGCCCCGACGATGGCGCCATGCCTGAGGACGACGCCCCCACGCCCGACGAGACGCCCGCCGCCGAGCCAGCGCCTGAGCCGGCGCCTGATGTCGAGGCCACGCCACCGCAGGAGGGGGACGCGGCGGCGCGGGCGGCGCGGCTGGCCGGGTGGGACCCGGCGGACGGGCCAGCGCCATACGAGCATGCCGAGCCCCCGGCCGACGACCCGGCGCTCGGCCACAACGGCATCCCGCCCACGGGCGCAGACCAGGTCGCATGAGCGTCGAGTGGGCGGCCGTGCGGGCCGAGATGGTGGCGGCCAACGGCTTCGTCGAGGGGCCGGGCAACGCCAACCCATGGGGGCCCGAGCAGGGCGTGCGCAACGCCGCCTACTGCTCGTCGTTCGCCCACATGGTGCCGTACCACCACGGCTACCGGTGGCCCGCCAACTCGCAGTTCGGCGACATGGGCGACGCCTACTGCCCGTACGCCGTGCAGCACGGCGCCGAGCACGGCGAGGTCCGCCTCGACCACGCGTCCAGGGGCGGCCCGGCCGACCTGCTGCCCGGCGACCAGGCGTTCTTCGACTGGGCGGGCGATGGCGTGGCCGACCACGTGGAGACGGTGATCGCCGTCTACGCGGACGGCACGTACGACACCGTGGGCGCCAACACCGGGCGCCCCGAGGGCGTCCACGCGCCGATCCGGCGCGACCGCAAGTACCTGCTCGCCCGGCGTCGGCCCAGTGGCTACGCGCCCGTCGCCCCGCTGCCCGCGCCCGTGCCGGCCCGCAAGGAGGTCGTCGTGTTCAACCCGCCCGTCCAGGTCGTGTCCTGGTGCCTGTTCGACTCGCGCAAGACCGGGGGCCGCGCCCTCGCCGCCGTGCAGGCCGACGGCGGGGTGTTCTGCGAGCCCAAGGAGGCATGGGCCGGCGGCCCGCACGGCCGGCCCTACTGGGGCCCGGGCCAGGTGGCCACGGGCATCCGGGCTGCCACGCCGGACGAGAGGGCGCGTGGCAAGGACTACGTGGTCCTCGACCGCGACCCCACCCACGCGTACCAGTACCCGGAGTAGGCGGGCCCGTGCCGCGCGGCCGACTGCCCGTCGCCTGGTGACGATGGCGCTCTTCGCCCCGCTCGACATCGCCGCCTTCGTGACCTCGGTCGCCACCCTCGTCACCGCCCTCACGTCGCGCCACAAGAGCAAGCACGACATCGCGTCGAGCCAGAGGGACATCGAGGGGCTCCAGGCCAAGTACTGGCGGACGCGCAAGGAGCACAATGACTGCGAGGACAAGCTGTCCGCCCTCGAGACGGAGATGGTCGTGCTCCGCAAGCTCCTCCCAGGCGGGGACTGGCACCGCCGGCTCGGGCTCGACAAGGAGGCGTGATGCCCGGCGACGCCGCCGAGTGGACCCTCGGCGCCCTCTACGAGCACTTCACGCTGCTGCTCAATGAGGCCGACCGCCGCTACGAGCAGCGCTTCGACGCGCAGGAGGGCGCATCCCGCGCTGCCCTCGCGACCGTCAAGGAGGCCGGGGACAAGCTGGCGGCCTCCCTCGACCTGCGATTCGCGGGGGTCAACGAGCTGCGGGGCGCGCTGAACGACTACATCGTCACGCTCGCCACCCGCGTCGAGCTCAAGTCGGAGCTGACCACGATCGACTCAAGGTTCGTGGCGCTCGCGGACAAGGTCGACGTGGTGGCTGCCAGCCTCGACCGGCTGGAGGGCCGCACCGCCGGCATCAACGCCGGGTGGCTGGTCCTCGGCCAGGTCGCCGCCCTCCTCGCCGCCGTCGTCGCCATCGCCGTGGCCCTCGTGAGATGACCCCCGCAGCCAAAGGAGCCTGAATGCCCCCTGCCAGCAACGCCATCTGGACGGTCGTCGGCGTGCTCTGCTCGCTCTGTGACCAGCCATGGGAGGCCCATGGCGACGAGCCCTCGACCGTCACCAGCAACGTCACCAGCGACTACCGCACACCTGCGGTCATGAGCATCAGGAGCGCGGCATGAACATCATCAACTGGGCCAAGTCAGAGCCCGCCGCCATAGCGGGCGCCGTCCAGGCGGCCCTCGGGCTGCTGCTGGCGTTCGGCGTGCGCCTGTCGACCGAGCAGGTGGGCGCCGTCATGGCAGTCGTGGCCGCCGTGCTGGCGCTCGTCGTGCGCCAGTCGGTGACGCCTGTGGCGTCGGCACCGCAGGCGGGCGGGCAGCCGCCGCCCGCCGCCCCATGAGCGCGCCGCGCGCCGCCCAATCCCGCGGTGACGGCGTGAGCGAGCGGTGGCCCAGGGTGCTGCGTGCGGGCGGGCTGGTCGAGCGCGTCTGCCCGCACGGCGTGGGCCACCCCGACCCCGACCCCGACTCCGTGGCCCGCCTGGCCGAGTCGACGGGCGGCGCCCACCACGGCGTGCACGGCTGCGATGGCTGCTGCGCGACGCTGGAACGGTGACGCCCTGCGCCTGGCCCTGTGGCCGGTCTCGCCGGCGGCCGCCGCCTTCGAAGAGAGTCCTTGCGCAAAGGCATGGGGGCGCCGATACTGGTAGTGCTTACGAGGCAAGTGCTCTGTCTTGCGGGCGATGGGTGAGAACCCGGAGCGCGTCAGACGGAACCACGTGAGGAGGGGACCCGTTAGAGCGGGTCCCCTCCTCGTTTACTCCACCCTTGCGCCCCTGCCAGGTTTCGAACCCGGTCACTCCGCTTACGAGGGCGGTGCTCTGCCTTTTGAGCTACAGGGGCTGGGCGCCCCAATGGTGCCAGACCCCTGTGCGCATCTAGCGGATAGGCCGTGCAATGCACGGGCATCCGCCACCGCCCGCCTGGCGCTCGGTACGGTTAGGAACGAGCCGTTACTTCCCCCGAGGCCGAGGAGGCGCCCCAATGGCCCAGACCCCGACCAGCAAGCAGATCATCGTCAGGATGCCAGCCGACCTGCACGAGCGCGTCAAGAGCATCGCTGACTCCTACGACTGGACCGTCTCCCAGGCAGTCCGGGCCGCGATCCGCAAGTGGGCCGAGGAGCCGACCGCCGTCCCCGTGCGGTGA